AAATTCGCTACAAATATATAAAATTTTTTAAATATGTATTACAAGCATATCGAAAAGTATCTAAAGCATCGGCTTGTTGGGTTGGATCGTTTCGGTCTGTTTTTTTAATCGTGCCATCGGGAAGCACCGCCACGTTTTCCAAATCGAATTGCAATCCCTTAGTGCCATCGGGGTCAAGTTCAACTATGCCACGTGCCAACAATGAGTTAACTAACATTCGATTTTCTTCCAGCGATGGGTTAACAGTTGGTACTAACATTTGATTGTTGCTTAGCCCAAACTTTTGCCGAATAACGGTGTAATAGTTGAGGTTATCTTGCACCAATGCGCTTGATGACTTACCTGAAGCATCGCCCGTAATTTGATACAAAGCGTTACCATACTTGCTTAATATCACATCACAAAGTTGGTAAATATCGCTATTTGGTAGCTTTATTGTTTCTTTAACTCGTATTGTCATCGGTGGCAATACTTGTAACACCGAGGCGCAAATCGGGTTCCGGTTAAAGTCAAAGCTAATGATGATGGGGAAGTTTTTATTAAGTTCAACGGGCTTCAAGTGTTTTTGTGGGTCGTAGGCGTAGGCCCAACGGTTGCCATCCATGTCAAAGTTTGACCAATCTCCGCCAATGAATTGACGTTTGTATCGTTCGTCCATGCGTGACCAAACTTTTCGCTGTTCTTCAGTTACAAAAGCGTTATCATCTGGTAAAGCAAGTTGATAATAAAATTCTGGACCTAATTCGCCTTTTAAATACGGTATATGTATTTCGTCTTTAATCCATGTTTGTGTCGGATTAAATGTTGCTAATATCAAAGGTGTTGGCATCTTATCAATGTACCATGACCCAACGCGCGAACTGCCTATGTTCCAAAGTTTTTTACTTAGTTCTTCAATCTGTTCAAAGTATATCCCGTTGGTTTCAAGTCCTAAAAATGCGTTAAGTTCAGGGTCATGGCTTATATTTTCGGCCATAAAGAATATCTTTGACTTTGTTTTGGTATTCTCTAAAAAGTAGTTTGACTTATCGCGGCTCCATCGGTAATGTTTAGCACCATCAATAATTTTCTCAAAGGTTGGAATAATCGTTTTAACCAATTTAGGAAAGTCGGAACGAATAACATGCCACTTACTTCCTGGATACATTGAAGCTAACCTTAGCCAAATAGTAGCACAAATAAAAGATTTACCCCCGCGAATTGCACCTCCATAAAGCAGATTGCGCTTTTCGGTTTTACCTTGCGCGGCTGCCATCGCCTGAATATAAAAATCGTATTGTTTTGGGTTGGCTTGTAAGTCAACTATCATTAAATTTCTATTTCGGTACCATCAGGAAGTTTAACTTTTGCAGGTGGGCGCGTGTCGGTAATTGTTGTTTTTGTTTCCGCAGGAGCATAACTTCCATCCATCTTGTTGAGTTCGGCAATCAATTCACGGTGTACTTTCATAAGGTTTGCGCGCTCAATGGCTGTTAATTTGCGTTCGATATCAACTGAAATCATTGCCTTATTGTCAACTATCGCATCGGGTGTAATTCCATCGTCTAATATTTTCTCAATATCGTCAATTTGTTTTTGCAAAGATAGTTGACGTTCCTCTTTTGATTTTAATCCTTGTTTTAGGAGGATTTGTTCACTTTCGATAAATGCACCTTGCATCGCTTGCCTTACTTCCTCTGCTTGCTTAAAATGTCGATCCTTTGCAATTTTTAGGCGGTTATCGAAAGTTTTTGTACTTACTTTGTAAACTTTTGCAAACTTTTGTAAAATAATTACCCTTTCAGAGCCTTTTCTTAACTCTGAAACTATAAAATCTATCTGCTTTTCTTGGTCTGCTTTCACCCCACAAAGATACAAATTATTTTAATATGCTCAAAATTTCTTCCTGTAACTGCTCAAACGAAGTAGCCACAATATAATAACCACCATCGGATTCAACTGCTTCTTTACGTTTTTTCTGCTCATCACTAATACGATCACTCGGGCTTTTTACTTCAATTGCAAACAGTTTGCCCTTTAAAATACATTGAATGTCCTCCATGCCAGTATGTGTACCTTTCAGAAATCCAACTCCAGGACGATAACGGCCCTCTGATGAAATTCGCCTTGCTGAATTGCATCCATGAACTGATTTAAGGTAGGCAATTATTAAATCCGTAAACTTATTCGTGTTGAACGCATCTTTGGTTTCTTTGTGTTGCAGGATATTGCTCACCGGTATATCTAAATGGTTGCTAATAACCTCAACCTTGCGCTTCTTAACTACTTTCTTCTTGGTAAGGTTAAATCGTTCAATGGGTAATGTTTGCCACAATGCCAACGCTTGTTTGTTGCGTTTGTAGGTGTTGTGGTAGAATAGTTCAAATTCGGTGATGGTGTAGATTTTAAAAGTGCTCATTAGGTTTTATCGATGTATTAAAGTTTGGTGATTCTGTTTTTGGTTCATTGCTGAACGGGTTTTCATCAACTAAATTATGAAATAAAACCAACTCATGCTTAAATCCAATAACAGGCTTTGCAGTTGCTCCATTCCTATGCTTTTCAATTAATATAACTGCTTTGCCTACTGTGCTATTGTTTTTCTCATCCTCAGTAATTCCGTAATAATCGGGTCTATAAATAAACATTACAATATCGGCATCTTGTTCAAGTGAACCGCTTTCTCTTAAATCTGATAACATCGGTAAACGGTCTGCCCGTTCTTCAACCTTTCTGCTAAGTTGTGAAAGCGCAATAATTGGAATGTTTAAATCCTTTGCAATAGCTTTTAAATTTCGGCTAATATAACTAATTTCTTGCTCACGCCCATTAACATCAACCCCCTTTCCAACTGTCATTAGTTGAACATAATCAATAACGGCCATCTTTACTCCTTTTTCCCTTACAAGTTTTCTAAGTTTTACTTTTAATTCAAATATGCTCAATCCAGCGGTATCATCAATATAAATAGGGGATGACGCTAATTTTTCGCACTTTTTATGATTAAATTGCACCTCATCGGGTGTTAATCCAATTCTCATAAATTTTTCAAGCGGTATGCCCGTTTCACTTGATTGTAAACGGTGTATTAATTGCATTGCGGACATTTCTAAACTAAAACATGCAACGGGTTCCTTAAATTGCACCGCTGCATTTCTGACAAAATTAAGCATCAATGAAGTTTTGCCCATTGCAGGACGTGCAGCCAAAAGTATCAAATCGCTTTTTTGAAATCCACCCGTAATTTTATCAATTTCAGTAAAACCACTTGGGACACCACTTAACCCTTGGCGATTAATTATTTCACTATTTCTTTTTTCTGATTCATAAAACAAATCCAAAACAGTATCTATTTTTCCAATTGAAACCGACTTTTCTATTTTTTCAATCATTTGCTGCCCCATTTCAAGAACATCAAAAGCATCAGTTTCATCCTTATAACTTTCTTCTTGTACCCCCAATGACATCATAATCAATGACCGCTTAACATATCGTTCAGCGAGTATCAAACAATTAAAATCAATATTAGGATCGGCTTTTCTTAAAAACTCAGCAAGCGCAAATTGACCTCCAACGTATTCAAGTTTTTTCATCCTTGTTAACTCATTCTTTACAGTCAATAAGTTGATGGGATTGCTTTGCTTGTAAAGGTTTGTGCATGCCTTAAATATTTCGCGGTGCTCATCCTTGTAAAAACTATCATCAGTAATTATCTCAAGTGCATGCTCAATAGATTTTCCATTATATAAAACCTCGCCAATTATCGCTTGTTCAATATCAATTGCTTGTGGTGGTATTTTTGCATTCATCATTTCCCAAAGTTTATTTTAGTTTTTTCAACTGTTGTGGTTTGCTTTTTAGGCATAGGCTTTAAATGTGGTATCACATTGCGAATTGTGTTTTTCCAATTCGTTATTGGCTTTCCAAATCCATTACACCATCCATCAGCAATAAAAGTATCATACTTTGCATTTATTGTTTCTTTTAGTTTTTCGTAGTCAATATCTAATGTTTGACAAAAAGAAAGAAATTCCTCGCGGGCGGGCGGGTGTATTTCCATTAACACATTTTCATTCTTATTTTCATTTACATTAAATACATTCTTATTAGCTTGGCTTTCGCTTCCGCTTTGCTTACGTTTCGCTTCCGTTTTGCTTCGGCTTCCGTTTTCGTAACGTATCTGATTAGCAATAAGTTGTGGCTTAATTAAAATCCAAACTGAAAGTGAGTTGCCTTTTAACTGCGGTTCAATATTTTTGAAAACGAAGTCAAATATAGCGGAATATACTTGCTCTTTCTGTGACTTTGATGGCAAATTATCGATAGCTTCGTAGAAACTTCTGTAAAAAATCGCTGAATCTCTCATTTATTTGTATTGATTTGAGGTGTATTTAAAATCATCTTTAACTATTGCCTTTTGTATTGCATGAAACTTTGACTCAGCATTTAAAGTGTAAACTTTTCCGCTGGGCGACTTGATCATAAATATTTTCATAGCCTAGTAAATTTTTTCGCAAAAGATTATTAAATCACCAGCCTTATTTAATTCATGCTTTTCAACTTTGTAATTACTTAGAAATTCATCATAGTGAAATTCTGATCCTGGAAAAATTAAAATAGGCAGTTCTATAATATTACATCCTCCATCATTGCATAAATAATATGTGTACATTGTATATAAAATTAAAAAGCCCTTAAAGATTTGCAAGGGGTCTCACGTCCTTGCGCCTCTATAAGGGCCAATATTGTTATGTTTCTATTATGTGAGACCGAAACAACTCTGCAAATATACTACTATTTACCTAATTTGCAAGTTATGATTTGTAACCACCCTGCACCCGATAATATCAGCACCGTTTTTGATAGCCTCTTTGATTGCTGCTTTATCGGCCTGTTCAGTAACTTTCACTACTTTGTAATCTGCAGGAAGCGCATTCACATCATCCACCCAAACCGATTCAGATTTACGAAAGTTGATTTTAACCAAAGGCGTTTTAATTTCCTCAATGCTGAATAACTCCATCGCGTGTTTAATACGTTCCTTTAGATATTCGCTTGCCTTTTCGCGTTGTTTCTTTGCAGCCTGGAGGCGTTTAATTTCTGCATCAATGGTGTCGATGTCAGCATCCATTTGTTTAATCACAAAAGAATAAGCAACTGATTTGTTTTGTAGTTGTTCTTCAGTTATGGCTAATTGCTCAGCTAACTCGGGCGTTAATTCGCCATCGTTGTCCAGTAATTGTTCAGCTAATTGGTTGTAGCTTTGTTCGATTTGATAGATTGTTAGTTTCATTATTCAGTAGGTGTTTGAGTTGATACATGTGTTAGTTTGGCTTTCATTTGGTCTTTGGCGGCTAAGACACGTAAATCTGATTTATGCTCTAACTTTAGCTTACTCCATACCTTTTTAATTTCATCTAATGAAACACACACTTGAATATCATTAATAATTTCATCAATAGTGGTGTCGATAACAGTATGTGTTGCTTCCTCAGTTTTAATCTCAGCCATTTCTTCTGGTACATAAACTGGGCCACTAAAAACATCCGGGCAATACCATTTAACACCGTTTGAAATTGCGCGGGCAAATAGCATATTTTTTGGGAACTTATCAATGTTTTTTGTTAACGCTTTCTTAGCATCATCAATAGTAAATGTACTATTGCCTATTTTAGTAGCACCTTGATAAAAATCAATTGAACAAACCTTTTCTGAGGCTTCAATAACTTTGTAATCATACTTTCCACTTCCTTTAACACGCGATGCAATTAAGCCCGCGCCGATGGTTGGCTTCCCTTGAATAATGTGGATGCCTGTCATTGCAGCAAATGGGGGTATTCCGATTTCTTGCCCTGCTTGTATCTTGACTATCGCCTGTGCTGCTGATTTCGTGTCAGCAAACATTCCGCTTTCGGCAAAGGCTTTTGCCATGTTCATTAATTCTGAAATAGGCAACTGCTGCACTATTGATACTTGTGTGTTTTCGTTTTTCATAAGTTAAGTTATTTGGGGTTAAAAATTAAAATAATGGATCGCCATTTTCATCAAGAATAGGCTGATTTAATAAACTTCCTGGTTCAGCATCATTAGTCACTTGCGCTGGTGTTGAAGATGGGGTGTAAGTAGCTTTGTTCTCCACCGAAACTTTCCACCCATCCAAAGTATTAAAATACTTAACCTCGCCTTGTGGTGAAGTCCATTCGCGGCCACGTAGGTTGTAATCAACTGTGATTTCGTCACCTACATTGATTCCGTTTAGTTTGTCGCAATTTTTGTTACTGAATTGAAACTCCACAAAATTAGGATATTGCGGGTTGCTATCGTCTTTAACGACTAACTGCCTAACTTTAAATTTGTCGCTCTTTACGACCTCAGCACCTACGATGTGGGCCGTACCTTTGAATTGATTGCTCATGTTTTAGTTATTTAAATCGTTATTAATATTTAATGTAGGCAACACTTTGCTCTTATCGTTTGCAAGTAAAAAATCAGTTAACTCTTCCGTTTTTTGTAGCAATTCTGCATAAGTTATATTTTCAACGCCCATCAATCGTGTAGTTGCCCTAAGATAATCAGATACATTTTCGGCCTCTTTTGTACTTTTAAATATTGCCAATGTTTTAAAACCATCAGTGTCTAATTCTTTTTCTGATTGCCCTATTCTAAAAGATTGAGTTTGCTCATTAAATTCTAGTGCTGCTTTGTTGTCAACGTAGCATAGTTTATTGCCCTCTCTCATATCCAAAGCAACTGCATAAGCATCTTCATAAGATTCATACATTTGCAAATGAACTGCAATTTTAGGGCATAACAAATCATATTCAATTTCATAAGACTCAATAAAATCTCTAATAATTGCTAAATTTTCAGAAACTACAATTTCTACAAATGTCGGCTCATCATCTTTTATGGGTGTTAGGCAGCATAGATAAACTCTATCTTCCCTTAGCCCATAAGACCTTATTTTTTGCTGAACTTCTTCAACGCTTTTTAATTTAAATTTTTCGATTTCTTTTTCTTCATTAAGGTCGAACATTGCTACGTATAGCGTAAAATCTGTTTTTTTCATGTTTTAGTTATTGTTTTTAGTTATTAATGATTGAAATTCTTGTAATGTACCCACCCCGCAACTTCTTAATTTGCGCATGGTATTATCTGTTAATTCTGACACATAAACATAACCCGCATCCATAGCGATGTGCAATACATTGTTTAATCGTGCGCTGATTTTATTCACTTTAATGAACTCAGCGATAGTAGCAGGCTCAATGTTTGCCACTTCGGTGCTGATTTACGATCGGTATGCCTTGCACGTTTCTAAGGCTTTTCTGTATTGATATTCAGTTATGGTCTGCATCGTTGTGTATGGTGTTAATTTTTGGAACATGAAGAAATTGTGAAAGCACCATGCTAAGAAAAGCATTGTTAGGAATGAAGTCTTTACCGGGCAAATCCATTTCATTGAAACCTGCTGAAACAAGCGCATCGCATTTCTTTAATATATCGGCTGCATCATTTTTGTAAAACGCTGCTGATATTGCGCCATCATCCCAAAAGTAGAATGTTTCTGAATCGCTTTCGTATTCAATGCGTTGATTTAATTCAGTTGCGCTCCATGTTATTAATGTAGCGATTTTCTTTGTTACGTTTATAGACTTACTCATTCTCCGTAGCCCTCCACGCTAATAATCCTTTGTTAGACTTGCTGAAATCCGTTGCCGCTTGCTTGTCAGCAAACGTCATAGCTTGGTTAACGTCCGTTGTCGGCTCAATAACTGAGCCTCGGAATGATTTAAGGTGATACACCTTGTTGTTGTGGGTGATTGATAGGGTTGTTTTCATATTATTGGGTAATTAATGATTTTTGTAAGTTATCGCAAATTTTAATATAATTTTCATACTCTAAAATTTCAGCATCGGTGTAATTTTGTTCTTCCCCCACTTGCTTAAATTTTTCAAGCCATTCTTGAATTGTGAATAATTTACACCCAATTTGAATGTTATTTTTACTCCACCATATAACTGAGTGCCTAGAACCAGTTATAAAAATTGACATAATAATTTTTTCATTGTCACCAATTTTAATATACTTACAAATGTTTTTATATTTATCATTGCTGTAACCTTTACCTTCGCTAGCATAATAAACTATTCTAATGCATTTAACAATGCTAGTGCCGTAACCAATGCTAGTGCGGTAACCAATGCTAGTGCCGTAACCAATGCTAGTGCCGTCACCAATGCTAGTGCCGTAACCAATGCTAGTGCCGTCACCAATGCTAGCGCCGTAACCAATGCTAGTGCGTGAACCAATTTTGGCGGATTCATGTATTGAAATTCCAAAATCTTTTAATTTTTCATTCAATTCTGATTCATGCTCAAATTGAAATTCGTGCCAATTGTAATTTTTGTCGTAAACTTTGATTGTTTTCATGTTTATTAAGTTATAGTTTTTAAAATTAACACCCCAATCCGTCTGCATTTTCGCGCAAAAGTAGCACAGCCTCGTCTGCAATTGGGGTGTTGGGGGTTAGATTAATTTATACGTTCAAATACATGAAATACTAATGGCCCAATTTGTGATGGCATTTGAAATGTATTAATATACTTTCGCTCAACACCCATATCAACGGGAATATCTTTCCCCGTTCCAAATACTTCAAA